CCTTTGTGTGGGAGGAAACCGAGAACATGTGCACCGTGCCGGGCAACAAGATCCTCGCGCTTGGCAACCCGATCAATCCCTCCGGTGACTTCTACGACGCATTCAAGTCCGGTTCCGGCTGGGCTCAACTGAAGATCAGTTGTCTCGATCACCCGAACGTCGTGCACGGCAAGCAGATATTCCCGGGTGCGGTGTCTCGCCAATGGGTCGAGAAACGGATAGCGAAGTATTGCACGCCGATCACGGCGGCTGATGTAGATCCCGCTGTCGATTTCGAGTATCCCAAACAGAGCGGCCAATGGTATCGGCCGTCTGCTACGTTCATGTGCCGAGTTTTGGGCGAGTTTCCGCAGGAAGGCCCGGACGTCCTCATCACATTCGCGCAGGTTGTCTATGCCCGGACGCGCGCGCCGATACCCATCGACGAACTTTCAAGCGTTGATATAGGACTGGACGTTGCCTATCAAGGCGGGGATGCCTGCGTGCTGTTTGCGCGGCGCGGCCCGTGTGTGATCGCGCGCGAGAAGTGGTATGGGCGCGACACCGAGTTTACGATCAGGCGCACGGCGGCGTTTTGCAGGAAGCTGCACATACAGGGGTATCGGGTCGGCACGGTCGCGGTCGATGCGATCGGTATTGGATCGGGCGTGGCGGCTGGACTCCAGGGACTACAGAACGACGGCGAACTCTCCGTGGGGCGGGTGCTTGCTATCCAGGTCAGCGAGAAGGCCGTCAGCGTCGAGAAATACGAGAATCAGCGCGCCGAACTCGCATTCGCTCTAGCGGAACGGTTTGCCCAAGGCAGCATCGACATGACGCGACTTGGCGAGGCCGGGGAAGATTTCGAGAACCAGGCGCCGCTTATCAAGTGGGACTACTCCAGAAACGGACGGTATCGCATTGAATCCAAAGACAAAATCCGCGCCAGGATCGGCTTGTCTCCGGACGACTTCGACGCCATGTGTCTGTGCTTCGTCGACACGGCCGATGCGTTCGCGGAGAACTACGCCGCCGTCATGGAGGCCGCTGCCTGATGCCTGATATCGATTGGGAGAAAGTCTCGACAAATGCCGGCCAACGGGCGCTGTGGATGCGGTATTGGCAACTACGCACGCCGGAATCACGCGACCTGCTCATTATGAGCTACAAGGGTCTTGTATATAGCCGGTCCCGAAAACTGAGCGATGTGGTAAGGGCGGTTGGGTTGGAGGAGGGAGACATCACAGGGGCGGCGTGGGCTGCGCTTGTGAGCGCGGTCGATCTCTACGATCCATGCCGAGGCAAATCGTCTTTCGCGACCTACGCATGCACGCGGATTGACGGCACAATCAAGAATTACATCCGGGACCACGGAACCCACGGGGGCAGCAACTACAGGCGGTGTCAGCGCGGTGCCGTCGATCCGCCCGAACTTGTGTCCTTCGACGCGCTACAGTTAGACGACAAACTCAGCGAAACATTCGATGTGGACGCTTGCCTTGACCGCGTTATGGTGAGCGACCTGATTGGAAAGTTGCCGGAAGACGAGGCGGAGTTGATCGAGCAGCGCTATCGGCGCAGGATGCGGTTTGTTGACATCGGGCGGATGCACAATTACACGGGAGCGTGGGCAGGCCGACGGCATGAGCAGATCATAGAAAAGATGGCACGTATGGCGGGGTGTGATGAGTCTAGTTAGCCAGGCGCGAACAAGAACGCGGGCGGCAGTCGCGGCACTGCTGGGGAGAAACCCCGTACAGACCACCGAGGTCGGGCGGGGCGCAACGGCGGCAACGCTGGAAACCATCCTCGCCAGGCAGTTCCAGGTGTCGTATGCGCGGACTCAAATACACAAGGATTTGCATCGGATGGATAGGGCGGACGAGATTGTGTCGTTCGCGTTCAACACGATCGCTAATCGTGCTGTGGGGATGGAAGATCCCACCCTCGATGCGTTTGAGGTGACAGTTCAGGCGGAAGGTGATGCCGGCAAGCGCGCACTCAAGACCGCCCAACGCGAGATCGACGATCTGGTGCGGCGTCTGAAGCTGCGCGGAGAGGCATGGCAAATAGTCCGGCGGTTCGTCAAATGGGGAAACGAGTTCCGCGAAGTGCTCATCGACTCCAAGACGATGGATATCGTGGGCTTGAAAGAGTTGCCCGAGCATACGCTGTGGCCCATGACGGACGACAAGGGAAACAAGCTCCCCGGCTACTTCCAACGGCCCGAGAACACGCCGGCTGACACGAAAAACCAGATCCAGTTCGCTGAATGGGAGGTATTGCACTTTCCTTTCGGGGAACTCGACGGGTATATCGGGACTCCGCTTCTGGGCTGTGCGCGGCACAACTGGAAGCGAATCAATATGGCGGAGGACTCGACCGCCGCGGCGCGGATAGTGCGCGCGTTTGCAAAGCTAATCCACAAGGTGCCCACGAGATCCGACTGGAATGTCCCTCAGCAGTTGTCCGCGATCAACATGTATAAGGACGCGATGGCAAAGCGCCCTGTGTTTAACCAGGACCTCTCGACCGTTGACCTGGTGAACGACCCGACGAGCATCAACACGGATTACTACATTCCGGATGATGGTTCCGGGCGGGGCGGCGTGGAAATGATCGACCCCGAAAACGCGCAACTCCAGAACATCAAGGATATCGAGCATTTCATCGACCGTCTGATAACCGCGACCAGCATCCCGAAGCGGTATTTCCCGTTCGAGGGATCTATCCCGAAGCTGTCCGAGGGCGGCGGGCAGGCGGAAGACAAGCATTATGCCTGCACGTTGATGTTCTGTCAGCAGATCCTCAAGGAAGGGCTATCGACACTTTTCGATCGTCAGCTTGTCCTCAAGGGCATAGACCCCAACTCCGTTCGCTACGTGATTCGGATGGCTGACATCAACACGACCGACGCGCTTCGGGGCGCTCAGACGCAGATGGCGCTTGCAAAGACAATGGACACGCTTCTTGAGCGCTACCCCGAGATGCGACCGCACCTCGAAGTCGTGTTGCGCGAGTTCACAAGGATGAGCGATGCGTCCAAGAATACGCTGATCTCCGGGATTACGATCAGCGAAGAGCAACCGCCGGAGGAACCCGGCAAGAACGGGGACGGGAAGGACGATCGAATCCAATTGCCGGGCGCGGGCAATAAAGACGCCCGAGAGAAGGTCTGAGGAGGAAAACCAGATGGTTGACGAGCCGGGTCAGGAAGAACTTGTGCAAATCCGCTGCCTGAAAGGGCCGCAGGTCGTGGGGCATTACACCTACCAGACGCACGAAGTCGCAATGATGCCGAATGGATGCGCGACGTTCCTTGCGGCACGCGGGGTCGTGGAGATATTGCCGGTGCCGGTTGCACAAATCACGATCATCGACGAGGTGCCCACGGAGACAGATTACGACGAGCCCGAGGCTGCTGACGCCGCGGAAGAGTCCGCGCCGCCGCCCGTTCCGAGAGGCGTGCCGCTGGTTACTCGCTATGACCCGGACGCGGAAGCCGATGAGCAGATCGATGCGCACATCGAGTCGGTGATCGGTGCCGAGTCGGACGACTCCGAATCGGAAGATGCTGAAGTCGAGCCGCCCAAGCCAGAGAAGAAGCCCAAATCCAGAAAGGGACGAAAGCCCGGTCGCCCGCGCGGAGGCCACAAGCCGCGTGGTTAGCAGGGTCTTTCGCCGGGCACACCCCGCTTCGCCCCCGGAACGCAGGGTGCTTGCGAGATCCACATATCATCTGATCGAAGTGGTCGGCGAGACTGTTCTGGAGCCGGGCGGGACTGGCTGGATTAGCTGGGGGATGGCCCAACGGCTTCGTGATCTGGGCCGGATTGAAATACTGGAATACGAACGAACCCTGGTAGACGAGATGTGTTCGAACGCGCGTGTCGAGAACATCCCGGATCTGCCGGGGTTTTTCTGTCAGAAGTGTCTTGTGCAAGGGGTTGCTAGGGCGTTCCCCACGAAGCTCGCACGGCACGGACACATCATGCACGCGCACGGCAACTACAGGAGGTCAAATGGTGGGACTAGCCGACAAGAAACGAAAGCAAAAGGAAGAAAAACCCGAGCACGAACCGGTCTTGAAGATGGTTCAAAACGTAACCCGCGTTCCCCAAAGCGTCGGGCGGGGGATGCTGCGGCCCGGCGCGTCGGACGTGATTGACTGCGCCAAGGGCACACTGGGCGAACGGCTGGTGCAAACGGGCGTGCTTGAAATTGCGAGCGAAACTCCCGGACTGGACATGCTCGAAGGGCGCGTACCGGCACCGGTACAATACGACTCTTCGCAACCGACGAAGCAATATCAATGCCCGTTCTGCCAGGAGGTATTCGAACAGGCCGAAGGTCTGGTTCTGCACCTGGCGGACACGCATGTGGCGGCGGTCAACAAGGTCGCAACGGATATGGCGGCCGCAGAAGAAGTGCGCGCGATGACAGGTGAAGGAGCTGCACTCTGATCGACAGGAGGCCGATATGATTGACCTGCTCAAAGCCCGGATATCCGGGCTTGATTCGTTTCTAGGGCAAACACGGGAGATACTGCCGTCCGAACTGGTCGAACCTATCCGCACGACTATGGTTGGGCTCGAAAAACTGGCGCAGGACGACAAGATCGACGAATCCGCCCTGGAAGAGAGCATGTCGGCACTTCTGCAAGGGGCGGTGATCTCGGGCGAAAGCACGGACGATGCGTATGAGAAGTTGATCCGCCGTCTGAATCGGGCGATTCAAGCGAACGACTCGATTCCGGGCGAATACAAGTGGACCGTATTCACCATGCCGGAGTCGGTTGTTATCTCAAGCGAGATCCGGAACCAGTCCGGCAAGTGGGAATCTCGCTACTATCAGGCCGATTGGACTCGCGATGGGGATGCGTTCACGTTCTCCGATGTCCGCGAGGTCGAGATCAAGCAGATCATCACGATCGTTCAGCAGGCGATCGGCGGGTTGGCGAACGCGGAACATACGCCGCCAGACATTGAACTACAAGAAACCCCGGTCGGGGCGGTGATCGAACAAGGCGGCGAAAAGCCGCCTTTTTTGATGCAGCAGGTCCGTGCTCCGATACGGCTACTCGATCAAGGCAAAGCACAGAAAGATGGGACTGTGCGCTTTGGCGGCGTGGCCACGGTCGGTGATGTTGTCAATACGCAAGGACAGGTGTACCCCGCTGAACTGTGGTGCCAACAGGTTGATCTGGCGCAAATCAGCCTTCCCATGGGCAGGGTGATCGGCGCATCAGGTCACAAGGCCGACGGACAGGGCTTTCCCCGTCCGCCTGATCCGCATGAAGTATCCCAGAAGTTCACGAAGCTGGAAATGCGAGGCAACCAAGTCGCATTTGAAGCTGTCACGACCAAGACGCGAGAGGGCAACGACTTGGCCGCAACGCTGATTGCCGGTATCGGGTTCGACATGAGCACGCTGGTAATCGCCACAACGAAGCCGGGAGAGTTCCAGGGACAGAAAGTCGATATTGTGCAGGCGGATGGGTTCCGCCTCATCTCTATCGATGTTGTTCTGAACGGTGCGAGTCCAGGCTCCGCCGTTGAATACGCCCGGCTCCAGGCCAACAAACATCCGGAGCCGCGAAAGGAGACATCAATGGACCCCGATGAGGTCACAAACAAGCAGAACGCCGATGTCGATGGCGGCGGCCCGGATGGAACGGCGACGCCACCGCAGGTATTGCCGCAGGCGGCGCCCGTGGCGGCGCCCGCGGGACTGACGGACGATGATCGGGCAGTGCTCGATCAGGCCCGTGGAGTAACGGCGCAGGCGCAGGCGATCATCGACAGAGACGCGTCGCGTGAACTGGTTCAGAAGCGCAACGCCGCTGTGAGCGCACGGATCGCGCAGATGGTAACGGACAAGGAACTGCCCGAGCAGTTCAGTGACTCCGCTCGGACGATGTTGCAGAACATGTGCGCTACGGACGAGGGGATCGAGGCGGTGATGCCGGCGCTGCGGCAGTCGATACAGCCGTTCCTCGATAGTCACGCTCGCCTTGCGAGCAAGGGGATGTATACCCCGGAGTACAAGGACGACGGTACTTCGGTGGACGCCCCGCAGAGTTACGAAGCGGCCGTCGAGGAATTGATCCAGTCGGCGACCGAACGCGGAATACTGCACGAGGGGAATAGCTCGTGGGTGCCCGGCGCTCTTCCCGACTTCTCCGACACGCGTCTGTGCATGCGGATCATGCTCCAGAACTTCGTCAAGGAGAAGCCGGAACTGGCCGATGCGTGGCTGATGATGCGCAACGGCATGATGAAGAGAGTCGAGGATGCCGAGCAGTTCAGCCGCGACCGGATGTCCGTGCTGCGGCAGGGCGCGAGGGGACAGGCGATTCCCACCGGCGCCACCACGACCGGCGACGTCGCGGCGGCGATCCCGTATGTGATGCCGCTGATGGTCGACATCTTCCCGCAGTTGATCGCGACCCAACTCGGAACGCTTCAGCCGTTGAAGCAGTCGACCGGCCGCGTCTACCACTGGAAGATCACCGACGAGGACGACGCCGATATGTCGGCCGTCGCGAACTTCACTGGCTCGTATGCCAACGACCCGGGTGAGAAGGAAGAGATCAAGCGGCTCAAGGGCAGCTTGACTTCGACCAATGTCACCTGCCTCATCAAAAAGCTCGGTTACGACCTGTCGGTCGAGGTGATGCGGCACCTGCACTCCGACTTCGGCATCGACGGCACCGGCACGATGATCTCCGCGTGCGCCGACCAGGTTGCGCGGGAATGGAACTACAACATTCTCGCGGAGATGGTCAGCGGCGCGACCGCCGGCAACGTCAACTACGGCACTCTGCCGCCCGCTACCGGGAACTACGACGGCGAGCAGTGGCAGAAGCAGATCATCACCCACATCAAGAAAGCCCGCAACCTGATCTACAAGTCGAGGTTCGCGGACACGGTGTGGATCATCGGTGACCCGGATTCGATCGATCGCATCGTTTGGCTGGCTCAGGCCGCCGGCGACTACAAGGGCGATGGCCAGGGGCGAGTCGCCGAGGGAATCGACATCGCCGGTTCTCTGAGCACTGGCGAGCGGCTGGTCAAGGTCGGCTGGTGGGACAGCCTCCAGACAAACACCTTGCTGGTCGGCGCCAAGGGTAAGCAGTGGCCGCAGACGGGCTACGTCATTGCGCCGTATCTCGGTCTGTTCGTGACTCCGATCTGGATCGACCCCGGCACACAGGATGTCGAGCAATCCCTCCAGAGCGAGGTCGCGCATCAGATGCTTGACGGTAAGTATTTCGCGACCGTCACGATGCAGCCTGGTGTGGCCGGCTCAGATCCGTAGAACAGACGGATCAACTACGATAACTAACACTGGCGGAGGGATGGCATCCGAGTCGTTCCTCCGCCGATTGCATGAGGCATACGGGAGCACATGATACCGGTTTTGAACCTTACTCGTGTCCCGCAGGTGTTTGGGCATCACTACCTGCGGCCGGGCGAATGGACGGAAGTCCCGCGAGCGTTGGCGCGGCAGTTGGCGACAAATCCCGACTACCGCATCGACAGCAACGATCTGGCCGAGGACTTTCTGTTCCTGGAAGACGGCGGACACATATTTCTTGGGTGGAGCAGTCCGTTCCACTACTGTGACGGCTACGGCAGTGTTGCGCAGGAGATCGCGCGGACTCTGATCGAATCCGGCGTCAATCTCTCGATCTACACGCGAGACTACGACCCCGGCAAGCCGCAGTTCGGCGGGATTCCTCTCGACCAATGGAGCGAGAGAGCGTTCGTGCCGAAAGCGATCGTCGAATGCCTGCGCCGACCGCAACAGCCCGAGTGCTGCTACGGAATCAACATGACCTGGCCTCGGGACATCCACCATCATCCGTTCCTGCGCGGGATCGGACTGACGATGTTCGAGACTACCACGCCCCCGGCGGCATGGTCGATCGAGATGAACAAGTGCCGGCGGATAATCGTGCCGTGTCGCCAGAACAAAGAGGCGTTCGAGAGGCAGGGGGTTACTACCCCAATCGATGTCGTGTGTCTGGGCGTAGATCCCGACAAGTGGCCGGTTCCGGAACTCAAGCGAACGGAGTATCGGCCATATTTCACGTTCCTGATGGCGGCCGGACTCACGCATCGCAAGAACCCCGTGGGAGCGGCAAGGGCATTTGTAGCCGCGTTTCCACGTGCGCAGTATCCGGACGTGCGATTCGTGTTGAAGACACGGGGTGAACAGACTTCGGGCGGGTTCTGGGACTGGAACAAACGCCTGCCGTCCGATGATCGGATTCGATTTGTGGCCGAGGAATCGACGCCCGCGCAGATGGTGCAGTGGATGCACGACGCCGACGCGTTCGTGTTCCCCTCGCGCGGCGAGGGGTTCGGACTGACACCGTTGCAGGCAATGTCCACGGGCCTGCCGGTGATCGTGAGCAACAACTCCGGGATGAGCGAGTATTGCGACCCGCGCTACAACTATCCGGTGTCGTGCTTCGAAACGAAAGTGCCGCACGTTTCCAAAGGCGGCTACCCCCCAGACTGGGGCGATGTCGGAAACTGGTGGGAGCCCAACTTCGATGAACTGGTTGCCCGCTATCGGCAGGTTTACGAGAAGAGGGAGAGCGCGCGAAAGACTGGGCTTGCCGCGGCGAAGTGGGTGCGCGAGCAGTGGACAGTCAAACGAACGTGCGAGTCGCTGTTGCGGGTCGTGATGAATGATGCGGGAGGGGCATAGATGCGGGTTCTTGTAACGGGAGCGACCGGGTTTGTAGGGCAATACCTCATTGACGAACTACTGAACTCCGGCGATTATCAGGTCTGCGCGCTAACGCGGGTGCGGTCGAACGATGCAGTTGTCGATCGACTGAAGCGCAAGGGCGTCCATTGCATCCCGGGCGATGTGACGGACGTGCTCAGTGTATCGGCGACGATCCTAGAGTCGCAACCGGATGCGATCTTCAATCTGGCGGCTCAGTCGTTTGTCCCGGCCAGTTGGCACGAGCCGGAAGCGACACTACGTACTAACCTGAACGGCACACTGAACGTGTTGGAGATGGCGAAGCGGCACGTGCCCGACTGCGTTGTGCACGTGTGCGGTTCCAGCGAGGAATACGGGCTGGTGCACGAGGCGGAGATCCCGATTACCGAATCCAACCCGCTTCGACCGAGGTCGCCCTATGGCGTCTCGAAAATCGCGGCGGATCTGTTGGGTTATCAGTATGCGCAGTCGTTCGGCATGAGTGTTGTGCGGACGCGAGCGTTTAATCATACGGGCGTGGGTCGTGGGTTGGCTTTCGTCGAAGCGGCAATTGCGCGTCAGACCGCGGAAATAGTGCTCGGGAAGCGAGAGCAGTATTCCCTTGGCAACACGGGAGCGGTTCGGGATTATACAGATGTCAGGGACACCGTTCGTGCCTACCGACTTCTCGTGGAGGCGCATAACGAGGGCGTTATCAAGAACGGCGATGTGTTTAACATCTGTAGTGGCAAGGGTTGCCCGATCAGCCGAATCGTGACGATTGCATCAGAGTGCGCTTCGATCCCAGAAGCCAAGATCAATCGTGACGCGGACAAGATGCGGCCGTCCGATGTCCCCACGCTTATCGGCGATGCCTCGAAACTCCGCATTGCAATCGACTGGGAACCGCGATTTAAGATCGAGGACACGATCAAAGAAATGGTCGGCTGGCAGATTACGGAGGTCGATCGAGACTGATGGTAAACGCGATTCGAAGGCGTAGTAGGATGCGCAAGGCAAAGCAGCCAACGGCAACCGAGGCAATGGTTCCTGTGTTGAACATGACCGGGCGAACACAGGTGCACGGGGTCTATACGCTGCCGGCCGATCAATACACGCCGATTCCGTCGAGTTTGGCCGAACGGCTGATTGCGGACAATGCCGGCTATCAGACAGGTTGCCAGAGTGACACAGAGGTTCGTTGCGGGGGACTGGCCTACGGTTATCGCATTCCAGCGCGGAGCGTAGCTTACCGGAATGTGGGCACTTGGCCTTCTGTCGCTGTCGTCGTTCCTGTTTATAACTGCCCGGATCTGTTAAGTAGATGTATCGACGGGCTCAGAAAGACATCCTACGCGGGCAACGTCGTCTTCGTGTGGGTGGACAATGGCAGCACCAACGATGCCACACGAGCCCTCCTGAAAGACGCGCCAGGCAGAGTATTGAGACTGGACAAGCGGATGGGCTTTGCCGCTGCGGTCAACCGGGGGATCGAGTGTGCAGATGCGAGCCACTACGTGCTTTTCAATCAAGATTGCGAGGTGTGCGATGCCGGGTGGCTGACGGCGTTGATGAGTTGGATGCAATTACGGCCTCAATGTGGGGTCGCGGGAGCCAAACTGCTCTACCCGGATGGAAAGATCCAGCACGTAGGGTTGGAGTTCCCGAAGGGTTCCTGTGGGATTCATCGCTACAAGCGTGCTGAACTATCTGCTGTGGATGCGGGCGATTACGAACTGGTCCCGGCCGTGACGGGCGCGGTGTTTGCGCTTCGTCGTTCCGTGTATGAGGAACTGCGGGGCTTTGATACGGCATACGTCTTCGGGAACGAGGACACCGATTTCTGTTTCCGTGCGATGCTGCATGGCTGGGAAGTCTGGTATGTTCCGGGTTGTGTCGTGACGCACATCGACAACGGGGTGCGGAAGTCATCTGCGCGCACTGCTGCGTGGGCTCAAACAGAAACGACAAAGGGCGAAGGGGTGTTCCGTGAACGCTGGGGCGACGTCGTTGATCGGTGTGCTGAAGAAACCGTCAGGTTCCTATTACCACGCTATGATGATTCCGAGCGATGCAGGCTGGTAATGTTGATCGCCAACCGGCTGGTGTCCTGCGGCCAGAAGACTACCGTGCACACGTTCGAAGGGCGTACTCCGCCCACGGACGCTCTGTTTGGTTCCGGGCGGATAGACAGATTGCAGAGGGCCGACACCCTCGTAGCAACCGGATGGGAGACTGTTGGAGTCGCCGGTCCGATACAGGCAAAGCGGGCGTATTATCTGGCTTGCACCGAGGATGACAATGAGGCAGCCTCGTTCCTTGGACAAGCCGCCGTTCGGCGTCAACGCGCACCCGAAGATTACGAGATCGTGTCTCTGACTGGCTCGCCCGTGACAGTGGTCGGCGATGCGGATACGGTCATAGACAAGGCCGAAGCTGTCGTCAGAGGCGCAAGCGAACTTCTGGGGGTGCGTTATCATGTGTCCTCATAACGTCCTTTTGGTCGGCCCCAGCAAGAAGACAAGTTCGGTTGCGAACTGGAGCGCGCCACACATCGGGTTGCACAGGCTCGCGGCGTGGCTTCGCGCAGAAATACCCGGTATACGAGTAGACGTGCACGATCCCTGCAAGGATGGCATGCCGGGCGACGATCTATTCGAACACCGCACGACTATCGGGTTCTCGCCTCTTTCGGAAACACTGGCGTCGGACATTGCGCTGATAAACCAGGCCAGCCGCGCCAACCCCGGCGCCGACTTGGTTGTCGGCGGCGTGGAAGCGACCCTGAACTACCAGGAGATCCTTGACAAGTCACCAGTGCAGTGGGTCGTGTTGGGGACGGGCGAACGTGCACTTGCCGGCATTGTGCAGGGAGAGGCGCCGGAGGATATACCAGGAATCATCTACCGACGGTGGAATAACCCGACGCTCAACTCCGATCTTTGGGACTTCTACGAACAACTCGACTTCTCCGTTATGGGCTACGAAGACTACTGGCAACAGACCGCCAGATTGTATGCGAAGCCCAACTACCGGGATATACGGACCGTCCGTCTCGTTACGAGCACGCACTGTAACCGCGGATGTGCGTTTTGCAGCGTGACTCAGTGGCAGCGATTGGCCGTTGGGCGCCTGACGAAGCCTGCGATGCTAAATGCCGAGCAGCTATTGAGTCTGTGTGCACGCGTGAAGCGCGAGGTGCCGGAAACCGAGACGATATACTTCTGCGAAGATGATTTCTGCCACTCTCGAGAACGGGTCGAACACTTCTGCGAGAAGTCGGCGTCACTCGGGTTGTCCTACCTCGTGCAGACCCATAGTTCAAGGGTTGACTTGGATCTGGTTCGCACGCTGGCCCGGGGCGGCGCAAGGCATCTGACGCTGGGGATCGAGAACGCAAGCAAGAATGTGCTGGCGAGCTTCAATAAGCCGCAAGACCTGGCGCGCATACCCGATATCATCTGGTGGTGCGAGGACAACAGGATCACGCCATATCTGCTCATCATCCTGTTCGCACCGAGCGCGACCGTTGCCGACTTGCAGGAAAACGTGAGTGCTGTTCTTGAGTGGGCGCGGATGGGCGCGACTATATCGGTGGAACCCTACACGATGCCTTACCGCGGCGCTCCTCTCTACGAATCAGCGCACGAGTTCGGCTGGTGCGTGACGGAGATCGAGGGCACAGACCTCAAGATCAAGCAGCCAACCGTCATTCTGCCGGACGATCTTCAAGTCCGCGCGATCATGCTGGCATTCAACCGAATGTGGCCGGCATATCGAGACAAGCATGCGCCGTCTCACTCGTTCAAGGGCACGACCGGCATACTGATGGTGGGGTTGCTGCAAGAGATCCTGGCAGACCCTCCTCCTGTCGCTGCTGGTTCTGGCGCGGCGACATGGCAGCAGATCACATCGGACAGGCAGGCCAAAGAGGTGTCACCGTGAGGATACTCTGTGTTTACCCCGCATTGATGAGCGGCTGGTCGTCATACAACGAGCACGGCGGCAGTGATTCTACTTACATCAATCACGGGTTTGCTATGCTGTCCGCCGTCTTGAAGCGCGCGGGGCATGACCCGTTCTTGGTGGACTTGCGATCGTTCTCCAGTTGGGATCAATTCGAGGATGTGGTCAAGAAAGCCGACTACGACTGGAGCATGATGAGTTGGCTTACGTGTGATGATGCTCACGCACGGCGTGCTGCTGAGATCGTCAAGCGATGCGCGCCGAACAAACCGCTCATTGGTGGCGGCATCCACCTATCGGTGACTCAAGCGCGGGAATACCCGAACATCGACTGCATCGTGTGGGGCGAGGGCGAGGAGCGGATACTCGATATCGCCAATACCATTGACGCCGGCGGATCTCTGGAAACCGTCTACGAATTGAAAGCCGTGGAAGATCTCGACTCATTGCCGTTTGTGGACCGGGGCTTCTTTAATCCACGAATGGAAGAGACGTCCCCTATCCTTCCCCTGCTTCCCGAACCGTTCGTGACTCTGGTGGCAGGCAGAGGATGCCCGGGGAAGTGCACGTTCTGCGCTCCGAGCAGAGAATTGATCTCTGGGAAGCGTGTGCGGATACGCAGTGCCAAGCACGTCATTGAGGAAATATGTCTGCTCAACTCGCGTCCGGGCGGCATCGGCAGCCTGATGATCCACGATGATCTATTCGGGTCGCGGCGCTGGATGCAAGAGTTCGTCGAGTTGTGGAAAGAACGACTTCCGCGAATACCGTTCTGGTGTCAGTTGCGGGCAGACAACATCCTGCGTCTTGGCGAACTGATCCCCGAGATGGCAGAAATTGGGTTCACGTGGGTCAGTCTTGGACTGGAGTCCGGTTCCCAACGAATGCTCGACTTTCTAAAAAAGGGCACAACGGTCGAGCAGAACATCGAAGCGAGCGCTCTCTTGCACGCAAGCGATGTCAACATTTTCGGCAACTACATCATCGGACTGCCGACCGAGACTACGGCCGATCTGGATGCTACAGAACGAATGCTGGCCGAGATCAAGCCGGAATACCACGCGCGGTCGGTCTACACCTCGTATCCGGGCGCGCACCTCTATGACTGGGTTCGCGCGAATAACTACTGGGCTACGGATGTCGGCGCCCCGGATGGTCATTACGGGGTCGGCCCCTATCCTTACGATCGCAAGATCAAGGGCGTGGACTACGAGTATGTATTCAGCCGGGCGGCTGATTGGTGTGCCAACTACACCTCGCCACTGAGAGAATATAGAGGGAGAGGGTAGGCGCGTATGCCGGAAGAACGACAGTGCTCGGTTTCAATCATAGTTGTCAGTCATAACAGGCCGAAGTATCTGACCGAAGCGTTGGATTCCATCTTCAAGCAGACTATTGATGACTGGGAAATCATCATTGTCGAGAACAGCGATCCCGACAATGAGGCCCGAAGAATCTGCCGAGAAGCGGAAAAGGACTCGCGGATTCGGGTCATCTACCACGACCGCAACGTCGACAACATAGCCGCATGTTGGAACGAAGCTCTTGATGTGATGAACGGGCGCTACTGGGCCACCCTTGATGACGACAACCGCAAGTGCGACACGTTCTGCGAAGAAGCCATCCGTTGTTTTGAGTCTGACTCCGCGTTGTATGCCGTCGTATCGGGTAGCAGGAACTTTGGCGACCATACCGGGATACACATCCCGAACCCGATCCAGATCCGCACACTGAGAAAGGACAACTTCATCGACAGTGGCGAGATCGTGTATCGCAGAGAAACGCTTGAGAAGGTCGGTTACTTCGACGAGCGGATGGTCAGCCAGGAAGACTGGGATTACACCGTTCGATTCTTCGGCATTCTCGGTGTGGGTGCCGCTCGTTTCTTGAACAGGCCGCTTTCGTGGTACCGTTGGCATTCCGGGAAGCGAATGCTCCGAAGCATGGAACTGAAGATGCTTGAGTGCGCGCAGATGATAAAGGACAAGCAGCAGTCGCCAAAGATGCGCGTGCAGATTAGTGTCCCTGCGCATCCGGAACTGACGGTCAGTCAGCAGCAAGTGGCCGACGGAGTGCGCGATGGTCTAAGTTCGATTCCTTTCGTTGAAGTTGTAGACCATCAGCCCGAGATAGTTTTGTTGTTGGGTCCGCTTTTTCGATGGAGCAGGAATCAGATCCGGCAAATCAGAGAGACAACAGGCGCACCGATTGCCGGGTTGTTAATCGAAGACCCGCAGGCATTGATTCCCAATGCCGACGCGCTGGATCTGCTCGATTGGATCGTAACCAACGACGCCAATGCTTACAAGTTCTACAGGAACGTTTTCCGCGACCCTGATCGAGTCTACCTCTGGAACTGCCTGTCCATAACAAACGCAGTGCACGCGCTATGTCGGGATAATCGGCCGGAGAAGACGCATGATATATGCCTTGTGGGTTATCCCTACCCGAGCAGAGTGGAACTGATCCGGCAAATTAGGGCACAGTTGCCGAATGTAAGGCTGGCCCTCGTTGGAGACACCTGGGACAAACAGCGCATTCGAGACGCGACCGTGTTTCCGACTATTGATGCTGAAGCCACTGCGCGCATTGGGATGGCGTCTCGCATAATCCTGTTATCTCATCGCACGGAAGAGGATTGCGGAGGGTTCCCAGCGATTTTGCCGGGCAGCGTCAATCGCGGATACGTTGAAGCCGCCTATCGCGCCCTGCTTCTGATTGACAACCGCCGTGCTCTCAGTTCGTTCAACGGTGAAGTCGAGTGGTATGGCAGCGCTGACGAAGCGGCAGAGAAGATCCGTCACTATCTGTCCCATCCCGACGAGTTGAATGCAAAGGCAGATGCCGCTTACGCTCTTGCCCATAAGTTCACCTACCAGTCTCGCATGGAAGCAATGTTGCAGGGGTTTCGCGCCCCACGCTTCAACTTGAAAATCCAGTAACGGAGACAAACGCCATGGCAACAGACAAACTATTCAAGGATACCGCGATCGACCCTGTGGCTCTGAGCGGCGTCAATCATGTTGATACCGACGTTTCAGGGAAGCGCATGATCAGGATTCAGTTCGACCCGCTCACCAATTCCACCTATCGGCTGTATTTCCGGCTGGATGAAACGGCGGCTGCCGGCGGGACGACACTGGCCACATTCAAGCCCGAGGGATTCCTCACTGCCGGCGGGGACGAAGAACTCTGGATCGATCCGTCCAGCGGCACAACGCCCTATCTGCACCTGCTGCTCACCGATTCGTCCGGATCGGCACAGTCAGGCGGCGCCTCCGATCGAGTCGACCTGCTTCCCTATCGTCATAATCCGTAGAGGTTGAAATGGCTGATGTTGCAAGCTACATAACCGGAATACGAGCGCGCGGGATAAGCACGTCTGAACTTGATGATGATGCACTGACGAGCCTCATCTCCGAGGTTCTTACCGAATACTCGCGCTATCGGCCGCTGGTCGCCGACAGGACATTCGAGACGATCGCAAACCAGCAGAAGTATACCTGGTCGGAGATCGGGGACTCCGCGGGAATGATGGCGATACTCGTGCTCTGGAGCCCCTACCAGTCCGGCGACGAATGGACGTTGGCGCGGACACTGGCGACACTTGGTGTTCCACAAGAAGCCGGCTACTGGCACCTGCCGTCACAGGCAATCATTGAGAGCATCAAGGGATCTGCCTGGAGCGCGAACTACGGCGGGGACGCCTATCAACGCGACATCGAGGGCGGCGACGTCTACCTCAACCCTACGCCCGAAACCGCCGGCGATACGGTCTACATACTCTACACCAAGGTTCTGTCGGCAGTGACGGAAGTCAAGACGACAGACCGCGACATCTTCCTAGATCTCGTGGAATCGTGCGCGGCCGAGCGGGTCGTGAACGAGTTGGCTAAATCGAGCCAGGCGGTGCGGATCAAGACCCCTGAATACGAACGGGATCTCGGTTCGCAGATAGGTGTGTGGAGAAAGCGCGGGCGCGAACAGCGCGACCGGTTCATCGGTAAATGCAACGCCGGCTATGCGGCGGCGGGGAGGAGTTGAGCATGATACGATTCGTAGCTTTAGTGATGGCGGTTCTTGTGTTGAGCACGGGGGCTTTTGCGTTTGATGTCAACGGCAGCTTCGAGGAACACGGGGAATACCTGGCGCCTCTGGGTTGGCATAACGCGGTCTGCGTGCCGGACTGGGAAGTGATCCCCGCGGCGTGGGCGATAGACGTTGTGGGGAATGCGGGAGTCGACGGCCAGTATGTAATCACTTGCGATGCTGTCAGCAGCTCGCGCGTGGCGACCTACATCTGGCACGATTGTGTGTTGCCGCCAGGCGCCTATGATATCTACGCCATGGCCGCGGGACACGGGCAGCAGGCCAGTAGCCTCTACTACGAAGTTGCCGGGTTCTTCGCCGAGTTTACGGTGCCTCCCAACGACACGTGGTCCGGTTACACCGCCTATATCGAAACTGCTGACTACGGAACTCTCTACGTCGGTTGTTGGAACGATGCGGACGACAGACTGTATCTCGACAACATTATGGTGATCCCGCTTGCAGTGCCGGAACCGGCGTCGATGTCCGTTCTGCTGGTCTGTATTGCGGCGATGTGCGGTGCGTGGAAACGATGGGCATAGGAACGGACCTGAGAACTGAATTGAACGCGTTGCGCGAGGAGTTCGGCAGCGAATGCGCGCTTGGCAACGGCGAGATCGAATGGACGGAAACGCTTTCGGTTAAGGATCTGACGCCCGAGCAGATCAAGACCGCGCTGGGCGATGATTATTCCGATGAGGTCGTGTTGCCGTGGGCTGTCTTCGAAGCCTCTCCCGGAGGGGTGATGGTCGCGGGTGGCACAATCAAGGTGAATACAACCGGCGAAAGCTGGATAGTGCGTCGGGTGTCCACGCCGATGTTGAACAACGTGATAGTGGCCGAACGTTATCTGTGCATCAGAAAAACGGAGTCGTTCATTTAGATGCTCACAAAGACATACCGCGGAAACGGTGTTGAGTTCCGCATGCCCGACTACGTTCAATCTACTCGCGGACTGATCGGGCAGTTCATGCCGCGGGCGGGCGTGCGCATCCAACGCAAGGCACAGGCGAAGCTAGGCAGCTACCAAAAGGGTTGGGCCAGACTGGCCGCAAGCACGGTCAGGCGCAAGCAGAGACGGCGGCGGGGACCGCGAGCACAACTAGCGAAGTCGCGTCAAGTAATCGGCCCCGCCGTCGGCCTGCCGTTCGACGCGCCGTTGATTGACACATCACAGATGTCCCGCAGGATCAGCCATAACGAACGCGGCAAGCACGAGACAATCGTGAGCGCCCCGTTCCCCGCGGAGATCCACGAGCAGGACCCGGAGATGGAAACCATCGCCAACAGCGTGCACACCCCGCCGAAGCGCGCGTTTCTGGGGTCGGCGATGATGGAGTCGATCCCGTCGATCGTTAAGGACCTCGAATCATTCATCGGGAGCCAACTATGAGCACGGAATACAAGACCGTCACGGATCGGCTTATCGCGATACTCGATGCCGAAAGCGGTGTCGGCGATGCGCTCTCGGAGAATCTGACGCGCGTTGAACTGCGCGGAATACACAAGGGCCAATTCATGCCCACGTCGATGCTCGACAAGCCAATGGTGTTTGTGCGGCTTCAGCGCGCGGGGCTGGTTGTTGATATGGCTGGGGGGCTGAGACGGCAGGAACGGTTGATGTTCCTGATCTCCGGGGCGTCCGAGCAGACCACGCAGGAAGCGGCGTTCGACGAAGCCACCAATCTATGCAATAACGTCCAGCGAGTGCTTGCCAACTACCCGTCCGACGACGGCGTGTGGGGCGCGGGGCGGTTCGGCTGGGACTACTCGGACGACGACGAATCAGCGGAACCGATAGCTGAGTTCATACCAGACGTAGACACCAATCGGACGGTCGTGCACTTCAAGCTGCTCTGGAGTTGCGATGTCAGTATTGCAACGGAGGCATTGTGATATGTTCAAACGAGATGGCAAATCCCACGTAGCGTGGATCGGGGTCGACAATCCGTTCTGCGGTTATGGATCGAGTTCACGGAACATCGTTCGCCACCTGCTGCAAAACGACGTTGTACCGCATGACGTAACAACGTGTGGTGACAAGGCGGAGAAGTGCGCTGTCGGCATCGGTTACGCGGCGATCAGCCTGTCGTTTCTGGAGCGATTGCCGAGTCCGTATCGGATTCTCTACACGATGTTCGAAGCCGACCGATGGCCAGGCGAGTGGGTCGCGGCGTGTAACTGCGCCAACCAGGTTTGGGTTCCCTCGGAGTTCTGTCGGGACAGCCTGATAGCGTCCGGGTGCGAGGCGCCGATTGTGGTCATACCGCTGGGCGTCGACACCGCGGACTACTACCCTCCACGCACACGGGATGCAGACCCGACGGACAACACGTTTGTCTTCGGCTATGCGGGTTCCGCGAGCACGCGAAAAGGCTACGATCTGCTGATCCGGGCGTTTCAGGAAGAGTTTACGGGCAGCGAAAATGTGCGATTGATGGTGCAGACATCGAACGCGCTTCCCGCGTTGCTCAAGATAAAGGACGCTCGGATAGATGCCCGACGCGCACAGGTGGACACCGACACGATGCGCGGGTTCTATCAGAGCCTCGACTGCTTCGTGATGCCGTCTCGGGGCGAAGGGTTTGGACTCACGCCGCTTGAAGCGATGGCGTGCGGCACACCTGCGATCGTGACTGACTGGGGCGGGTGCCGGGACTATCTCGATACGGATTGCCTGCGCGTTGCGATCGACGGACTGGAAGGTTGCCCGAACTACCACAACAACATTGACGGGCACTTCGCGCGCCCTTCCATTGCGAGCCTGCGCTACTGCATGAGGTGGGCGTTCGATAATCATGCCAAACTCGCGGAGATGGGCAAGCACGCGGCCAAGAGAGTGGCGAATGACTGGACGTATCAGCGCACGGCAATGCGGATCAAGTCATTTCTGGAAGAAGTGAACCCACGGGAGCGGGTCGAGGTCGAACCGGTCGATGTCGTTGTTTGGCGGGGCAATTCGCCGAAGGTGACAACCAAGGCCGGCGGATTCACTCGGGGGATACCTCGAGAACTGACGCCCGAGCAATCGGCGTCGATCAACCTTACTGACAGGCGATTCCGACTGGAACGCCGCTACCGTAGGAAATAGGAACTCCGCGAGATCGCGGGAAAGGAAGTTTTAGTCATGACTGTAACTACACCGGCATTGAGCGGATCTGAAAGCATTGTCGGCCTCGTCCGCGAAGCTACGTGGGGTACGACACCAACCAGCGGCTCCGACCCGGACAAAGTGGTCGACGGAATCACGTTCTTCCCGATCAAAGAGGAGTCGGTTCAGGCCGGCTTCAACGCCGAGTCCCAGATGGATGATATGGGCGCCGACCGAGAGATCACGCGTGTCATCGAACACGGGTCGATGAACGAGGGGTCTTTGCGGATGATCCCGGGCCCTGAGTCTATCGGGCACTTCCTCACAATGATCTTCGGCACGCCAACGAGCTCACAGTTGGAATCCAGTTCCGGCGGGGACACGGATACCGACGTGTGGCAACACACCTGGTCGCCGGGACTCAACGCCCGCACGGCCTGGCCTGTGCCTTACTCGATCGAGTCGATCTTCGCGGCTACCCGCTCGAAGCTGATCAGAGGGGCAATATGCCGCAGGCTGCCGATCGACCTGCCGAACAACGGGCCTGCGATGATAACGCCGGAGTTCGTGGCCAAGAACATCATCTGGCTGGGCACCGACGCCGGCAGCAAGGGGTCGGGCACGACCAACGATCTCAGTGAAGAGCGCCCGGCCGTAATGACCGCATCGCCGGTCGTTGCCGACGAAACCCCGTGGCACTTCAAGCAACTCACGGCATCGCCGCAGATCGACGATGTGAACGTCGAAGTGCTGACGGCAATCAACTTCGAGTTCGCATTCCCCGGTCTGGAGGGTCTGTTCACAGGCGGTTCGGGACTCGATCTGGGAACCTACCGCGTTGACCTCTTCCAGTTGTCGGGCAGGGCGACGATCCTGTTCGACGACGAAAGCTACTGGGAAACATTCAAGGCGGGCGACTACTTCAAGCTAGAATCGGTTCTCGAGGGCGACACCATCCAGGGTGCCCACAAGAACCAACTGTCAATTACGGCGTACTCGTGCAAGGCCAACACCAACGAGAACACGAACCGGGTCGGGAACCTCGAATACGACTTCGGTTGGACGGCTCGTAAGTGCCCGACCGAGGGCAAGAGCTGCGAGATCGTTCTCATCAACTCGGTCGCGAGCTACGCATAAGCTGTCCCTCAATGCCGCTGACAGGTCCCATCCTACACCTGATCCTCGCCGGCACTGGCCGGAATCAGCGGTGAGGGCGCTCCCGGAAGGCGCCGCGTCTGTGCTTGCCCGGCACATCGGATAGACGCGGCGCCTTTAATCATTTCGGGGGCAAGGGCATTCAACTTCAACGGGAGGCATTTTCATGGGCACAAAGAAACTACTCAGCTTCAAGAGCGCCGCGGAACTCTGCGCGCGCGAGTTCACGGTGAGCGCATGGGACGCGGACGGTAACGAAGTAACGGATCGGATATGGGTGCGCACGATGAGTGCACCGGAGATGCGCGAGGCCGATAACGCCCACGCCGAAGCGGTGCAGCAGGCGCGTTTGGATTACGCCCTGGGTACACCCAAGCACGACGCGCTCCAGAACGAATTGATGGACATGAGCACCGAGAGCTTGGTCAACATGATCCTCAACTTCGAACTGGGGGATATCACGGCTCAGGCGCGGAAGCGCGTGCCTGCGCTCATGCCGATCGACTTGAGTCGGTGCAGCACCGAATTGGCGCGGGCAAAGGCGGAAGACGCCTACGAGAAAGTCGAGGCCGAGTACCGGGAGCGTATCGCGACTGCAATGCGCGAGATCACCGACAAACGACGGGAATCGCTGCTTGCAATCACGCGTGAGGAGTTGGTCGCGACCGGGCTTCGGTTTGCGGTAAAACTCGGGATCATGCGGGATACGCTTGGTTTGCAGGACGACTTCCGGATCTTCTACGGTGTCCACGAAGCCGACAACCACGAAGCACGTTACTTCGAGAACATTGACGAAGTGCAATCGCTCCCGGACGGCATAAGGAGCCCGCTATTGGCCGCGGTTCGGGAAGTCGATCTCGTTCAGCCGGTAGACATAAAAAACTCGCAAGGCAGGTCCGTGATGCAGATCGGGCCTGCCGAGAATACCCCGGAAGCTACGCAGGACCGTTCGACGACAAACTCACGGGTGCCCGGTTCGCGCAGGAAACGCTCCCCTGGTGGACGGGCAAAATCATCGAGCGGATAGCCACCGAACGGCTACTCTGGAACATACCCCTTTCTGAATCGGCCTACGCCGATCGCGTGCCCGAACTCGTCGAGAGTGACGACACGCAAGAACTCTACGTGTTCTACAACTCCTACTACGAGCACGTGAAGGACAACTCGCGAAAGAGAAGCTGATATGGCCCGTAAAGCAACCGTCATATTGGGAATAGAGCCGGGGATGGCCAAGTGGGATCAGGCCGTCCGTAAGATGCGTGGGGATGTCGATGGCATCAAGAAGAACGCAGACGGCGTGCTTGGCGGTGGTGGTCGTGGCGGCGGTCGTGGCGGTGGACGCGG